CAGTTTCTCGCAAAGTGTCAAAATGATGAGGGGGGGCTATCGGGATGAGCAGGCCGCGTAAGCCTACGGCCCTGAAGCTGGTGGAAGGCACTTTGCGAGCTGACCGCGCCAACGGCAATGAACCCGAGCCAAGGCTGCTGGAAGACCTGACGCCTCCTGCACACATGGCCTCCCGCTCTGCCAAAGTGTGGGCTGAACTGGCACCCATGCTGCGCCGCATTCATGTGCTGACAGAAGCCGATGTTGTGGCATTCGAGATGCTATGCGATGCCGTGGCCGACTATCGTTTTGCCCGCGAGACGCGAGGTGACGATATGGTGACCTACAGTCACAAGGGCAGCCAGATGCTTGATCAATGGCTGGTGGCACAACAGGCGTGCGCCAAGCGCGCCGAGGTCTTGATGGGTCGCTTTGGCATGGACCCGGTAAGCCGCAGCCGTGTAATGATCAACGTCCAGGGTGACCTGTTTGGGTCGCAGCCCGGCGGCGCATTTGGTGGCTACGCCTAATGTCAGACGCTGCTGTGCTCGACAAGCCGCGCACCGCGCGCAAAAGAGTGCCCCGCGTGCCAAAGACTGTTGACCGCGCGACCGAGTACGCCGAGCGCGTCCTTGCGGGGGAGATCATTGCCGGGCCTCATGTGCGCGACGCCTGTGCGCGGCACCTGCGCGACCTGCGCACCGCTGCTGCGCGTGGCTTCACATGGTCAATCGACAAAGCTGCCCGCGGTATCGCGTTTTTTGAGGACTGCCTGCGCCTGAACGGCGGGCAGTACGAGGGTCAAGCGTTTAAGTTGGATGCTTGGCAATCGTTCATCGTAGGCAGTTTGTTCGGCTGGCTGCGCGGCGATGTGCGGCGTTTTCGGGTGGCTTACATTGAGACCGGAAAGGGCAGCGGTAAAAGCCCGCTGGCTGCAGGCATTGGCATGAAGGGCCTGGTGGCCGATGGTGAGCCGCGCGCCGAAATTTACGCCGGGGCCACAAAGAAGGATCAAGCCATGGTTTTGTTCCGCGATGCCGTGGCCATGTATCGACAAAGCCCGGCGTTGTCGCAGGTTCTGACCAGCCGCGGCAGCCGCGAAAACGTTTGGAACCTCGGATACCGCATGACGGGAGGATTCTTCCGCGCCATCAGCGCAGACGACGGACAGAGCGGCCCGCGCCCGCACATTGCTCTAATCGATGAAGTCCACGAGCACAAGACGGCGCAGGTAGTGGAGATGCTGCGCGCTGGAACCAAGAGCCGGCGGCAAGCGTTGATCTTCATGATTACAAACTCTGGCGCTGGAAAGAATACGCCAGCCGGCATCTATCACGACTATGCCTGTGAGGTGGCTTCAGGAAAGCGCGAAGATGATGCTTTCTTCGGATACGTGTGCGCGCTAGACGAAGGCGATGACCCGCTTCAAGATGAATCCTGCTGGCCGAAGGCTAACCCGTCTTTGCAGTTTTCAAGTCTGCCAGGCTTACAGTACCTGCGCGAGCAAGTAATTGAGGCGCGCGGCATGCCGGCCAAAGAGGCGATTGTGCGCAGGTTGAATTTCTGCCAATGGACTGCCGCGCTTAACCCGTGGCTGAGCGCCCATGTTTGGGGGCCGTGCCGCGCAGAGTTTGCCGCTGCGCAGCTGCGCGGCCGCCGTGCCTATGCCGGGCTTGACCTGTCAAGCACTACCGACCTGACCGCGTTTGTGCTCCTGGTCGAACCGGAATCGTCTGGCCTGCCGTGGGCCATTTTGCCGTGGTGTTGGTTGCCAGACGATGGGCTGGAAGATCGGTGCCAGCGTGATCGTGTTGACTACCGCGCGTGGAAACGCGACGGCTACCTGGAAACCACGCCGGGGCGGGCAATCAGTAAACGTGCTGTGCTGCAGCGAGTGGCGCAGATTTGCGCCCAGTTTGACGTTCAGTGTATCGCAGCAGACCGTTGGAGGTTAGAGGATTTTCAACAACAGGCCGCCGATGACGGAATTGAATTGCCACCGCTGCTGCCTTTCGGCCAGGGATTTAAAGACATGTCGCCGGCCATTGACGCTTTCGAGACCGCCATTCTGAATCGCACGGTAGTACACAACGGCCACCCGGTGCTAACCTGGTGCGCGGCCAATGCCGTGACCGACAGCGACCCGGCCGGAAATCGCAAACTGAACAAGGCCAAGGCAACCGGCCGAATTGACCTTGTGGTGGCGGCGGTTATGGCCTATGCCAGCGTGGCGAACTCGCCCGACGACGAGGACATCAGCGCGTTCCTTAATGCGCCGCTGATCGCCTGACATGAACATCCTAACGCGGGTCTTTGGCTGGATTGGCATGTGGGGCGGCGGCGCCACTGGCGAGACATCTGGTGAGCAGACCAGCACGCCATCGACCGCACTGATCGGCGACACGCAGAGCATCGGTATTGACAGCGCGTTGCAGATTGACACCGTGTGGGCTTGCATCGAGCGCCGCGCCACCGTCATCGCCAGTCTGCCGTTCTTTGCCTATGAATCCAGTAATGGACAGAAGACCCTGGCGCGTAATTCGCGCCTGTATGCGTTGTTGCACGAAAGCCCCAATGAGCGCATGACGCCGTTTGAATTCTGGCGGGCTATGGTGATGAACCACGACCTGCGCGGCAATGCCTACGCCCGCATCGCGCGAGATACCCGCACCGGTGAAGCGCTGGCGCTGTGGCCCATGCCGGCTGACCAAGTGACGCCGTATGTGCTAGACGACGGCACCATGGCCTACGCCTACCGCATTGACAACGATGTAGCTGTGCTGTCCGCAGACAACGTGCTGCACCTCAAGGGTCTGGGCAACGGCACCACTGGTCTAGCCAAGCTGGAGTTTATGCGAGCCTCAACCGATGAAGCCGCCAAGGCCCAGGCCAGTGCGTCGCGCATCTTCGGCAACGGCGGCAAGCCCACCGGCGTGCTGATGGTGGAAAGCGTGCTGAAGCCAGAGCAACGCACCGCGCTGCAGACACGATTTTCCGAGATGGCCAGCGGCAACATTTCTCGGCTGTACGTGTTGGAGGCCAACATGAAATATCAGCAGCTGAGTCTCTCGCCAGAAGATCAGCAGCTGCTGGAGACACGCCGATTCAGCGTTGAGCAACTATGCCGGTGGTTCGACGTGCCTCCGGTGCTGGTGCATCACAGCAACGTGACGACCTGGGGCTCTGGCGTGGAACAGATCATCGACGGGTTCCACAAGTTCACTGTCCGCCCACTGCTGGTCAGCATCGAGCAAGCGGTGCGCAAGCGCGTGATGACATCGGCGCAGCGCGCGCGCATGTCGGTGGAGTTCAACCTCGACGCCCTGCTTCGGGGCAACGCCAAAGATCGCGCTGAAATCTACGCCAAGCATGTGCAGAACGGGCTGATGACTCGCAACGAGGTGCGACAGCTTGAAAACTGGCCGCTCATCCCAGGCGCCGGTGCAGATCAGCTGACGGTTCAGTCCAACCTGTTGCCGCTCGACAAACTCGGCACCACTACCGGAGGCAGCAATGCTCCTGCGCAAAACCCTATCGCTCAGTGACGTGGCCCTTAAAGTAGATGGCGATGTCGGCCGTTTCAACGGCTACGCCAGTGTATTCGGCGGCGTCGATGCCTATGGGGACACCATCGTGCGCGGTGCATTTGAGAGCACGTTGCGCAACAACGGCCGTCCGAAAATGTTTTTTAACCATGATTGGACCATGCCAGTTGGCAAGTGGATCGTTGCCAAGGAAGACGAGAAAGGCCTTTACGTGGAGGGCGAACTCACGCCCGGCCTGACGCTGGCCTCTGACGTGCGCGCCGCGATGAAACATGAAACCCTCGATGGGTTGTCGATTGGAGGCTTTATCAAAAAAGGAGACTACGATGAAACCGAGAACGGCCGCGTAATCCGCAAATGGAGCAACCTGGTCGAGATCAGTCCCGTCGTGTTCCCGGCCGATTCGGCAGCCAGGCTCGACTTGGGCAGCGTCAAGGGCGGTGCCGACATCTTGCAGGCCATCGCAGAAATTGAATCGATCCGTGATCTAGAGGGCCTGCTGCGGGATGCAGCCGGCTTCAGCAAAGGGGCCACTGCCGCGCTGGTGGCCCGCGCCAAGGCGCTGTTCGGCCAGGGGGAACCTGGCGATGCAGAGGCCAAGGCGATGCAGGAACTGGCCGACCGCATCGCGCGGTTTTCCGCGACCTGACCGCGCAATCCCGCAGCAACCACAGCCGCCCGAGGGTGGATTTTTATTTTCAAAGGAAACACCATGAGCATCGAACAAGTGATGAAGGGCCTGGACGGCATCGAAGCCAAACTAAAGGCCATGAGCGACAAGGCCAACGGCGAAATGGCCACACTCGGCCAAGTGTCGGCAGACACCAAGACCGCGCTGGAGCGCATCGGCACCGATCAGCGCGAGCTGGCTGACCGCCTGCTGGTGCTCGAACAGCGCGGCGTGCAAGGCACGGCAGCCGAAAAGGCTGATGACAGCTGGGGTGCTCAGCTCATCAAAAGCGACCGCTATGCCGCCTTTGCCGGTGGCCACTCGCCTAAACTGCGTTTGGAAGTGAAAAACACGCTGACCGGCAGCGACGCCAACGTGGCGCCCGAGCGCCGGCCCGGCATCGTGGCGGGAGCATTCCAGCCGTTCAGCATGGAGGCGCTGCTTCCCAGTACCACCACTACCAGCAACGCCATCGAGTTCACAAAAGAGAACGTGTTTACGAACAGCGCCGCCGAGGCTGCAGAAGGCGCAGCCAAGGCCGAATCTTCGCTGACCTGGACACTAGTCAACATGCCGGTGTCAACCGTGGCGCACTGGATCAAGATCAGCAAACAGCTGGCGGCCGACAACACCGCGCTGGCCGCCTACGTGAACACCCGCATGCGCTATGGCGTGAACCAGAAGGTTGATACCCAGCTTGTTGTGGGCAACGGCGCGGCCCCCAACATCTCGGGCACCTATAACACCGGAAACTACATTGCGCACGGCTATGCCAATGCCGCACTTGGTTCCACGCTGAAAAAACTGGTGCTGATCCGAAAGATCATGGCTGACCTGTACTCTGCCGGCTATCCGGCTGACGCTATCGTTCTAAACCCGGCCGACTGGGCGACCATCGAAATCGAACTATTCACCACGGCGGCCGGCCAAACGCTGTATAGCGTGAACGATGCCGGCCAGGCCCGCCTGTTCGGTGTGCCTGTGATCCAGGCCATCGGCATGGCGGCCGACACGTTCCAGGTGGGGCGCTTCAGCGAGGCATACATGATTTACAACCGTGAGGGCGTAGTGGTGGAGATGAGCGACAGCGACAGCGACAACTTCACCAAGAACCTGATCACACTGCGCGCCGAGCGGCGTCTTGCGCT